TCAGCATCATCACCAGAAATTGCGGCATCGATGATTTTGGCAAGTTGTTTGCCATATCGAATAATTTTTACCTTTCCTTGATTTTCTGGATTTGTTGGATCCTTAATTACATAAGCATTGACCAACCAATTTTCATTTCTCTTGATCGGCTTGATTCTTTCGATTTGTGATTCATCCTTGGTCATATAAACCTTGGAACGATATTCATCAATTGGACAAACTTCGCCATATGTATTTGGGCATAAAACAGACATAACGTTGTTGTTTGTTACACTCTTCCAAGTATGACTGTAATAATGGAAAAATGTTCTTTCTGGATTGCTAACCGATGGCAACAACCTGACGACATATGTTTTATCTACTTCAAATTTCATGAAGTCCTTAAACCGACTTTCTCCTGATTGTGCGGTGTTTTTATTGATTGATTCTTTAATTGATTCGAATAATGATTGTGTGTATTTACTCATACGTTATAGATATTATCACTGTTTTTTTTATTTTGCAAGTACTGTTTCACAAATTCTTTTATTTTTTCTGTTGATTGTTTAACAAATGCCTTTGTCTTTGGCGAATTGTGATATCTTACCTTATAAGATTCAACCTTTTCGCACAAATTTTTAACATAAATGTCTTTTTCTTCTTCTGTCAGATTATATAATGTTTTTTCAAAATTTCCCAATTCCATCAATGAATATGGGTTTATTTGTCTTTGTCTATAATGATTCACCCATGACGGAATATATCCAGACTTATGATTTATATAATTTTGCATTTCGATATTGTTTCTGATACAAAATTTCCCAATAAAAACAACGCTTTGTTTAATATCATCGTGTTGTTTTTCTGGATTTTCATCCTCTCTTTGATTCTTATATGTTGTGTATGTTTTTATAGCATTTCTCGATAAGAAATATTTGATATCTGGATATTTGTTATCTGTAAACACGACATTCGGTGCTTCAAAAAATTCTTGAATGTTTATGTGGTTATATTTTGTAAAGAACAACTCCAATCTTTCTAAAGTATATTTTATATCTTCATCGAGATCAGAAAAATCTTTTCTTTGTTGATATGGTTTTCCATATCTTAAATTCTTCAAAAAAATGTTATATATTTTTTGCTGTATTTCGTTCAAGTTTTTTTATTTTTAGGGTTTAATTTGGATCTGAATATCTTTTTATACACGTTTGGCGTGGATTTTAAATATGCAGATATAATATTCTGTAAACTGTTTTCATTTAAAAGTTCAAAATATATTTTTTGAGTTCTAGCATCATCTACTAAAAATTTTAAAAGATTTAAATAGTTTAATTTTTTCCCTTTAGATATACAAACAAAAGAACCGAATTTTAATGTTATTTCTTCGAATTCCTCCAAGTTTATAGCATCGGCAGGGTTTGATTTCTCTTCTAATTGTTGTGATGATGTAATAATCATATATTTTTTAAATTTTTTGTCAATTCCATAAACAACGGTGTTATTTTACCAACAGCTGTTTTATTATCACCGTTACCATCACAAAATTTTTGTGCAAATGCGTTTAAATCTATTTGATTTTCTTCGTTTTTTTGATTTACGGTTACTTTATTTAGTTTAGGATTTATAAAAAAATAGAGGTCGTAATCTAAGTTTTTTAATATAAAATTTTTGGATAAAACATTTAATGTTTCTGATTGTATGCCCAATACTTTTTTTTCTTTTCCTTTAATGTTTAAAATGCCAGAGTATTTAGGAACTTCGTTTGCAGTTTTTAATGCTTTTGTTTTTTCTAAATTTATTATTTTTTGATGTTCGTCTTTAGGGGATTTAAACCCATTATAATAATCTTTTATAAAATTAGAAAAATTATTTTTGTAAAATGTCCAAAAAATAATATTTAAATCGATTGATTCTTTTAATTCTAATTTGTTGGAATCGTAATCATCAGCCAATGCTATTAATTTTTTTTGTTCATTCGACAATTCTATGTTTTTAGAATCTATGAACAATTTTTTATTTAATAAACAATTTGATGAGTATTTTTTATGTAAAATTTTCGAATATTTGAATTTATTTAAATATGGAATTGATCTTTCGTGATGATCAACTATTGTAACACACGAAGAATCTAATTCTGGTAAAAATTCATCACGCAATGCCAAATCAAACACATAAACATTTTTACAATTTATAGTATTGGTTATAAATTGTTTTATTTTTGATATCTCTAAATTAGAAACAGATTGATACGATATAGTAGCATCTGGTTTTGACCACATAAAGGACAACAGACTCAACGCACCATCTAAATCATTATGCGTAAATACTTGATATGTTTCCGACATATCAATATTTAACACCATCTATTCAATTTTCACTATCCAAACTTAAACTTTCCAATAAATCTAAAGTAGACGAAATGCTTTCGTTTTGTGTTAAGGATTCAATTACTTGATTTTTTCTTTGATTTGGTGTATTTTTTGCCGTAAAAGATTTGGCAACTTCATCTGGATTGTTCAATGACAAAGTTTCATAATCAATTTCTAATACTGTATGGCATTGTCTTGGTCCGAATCTATTTTTCACAATTCCCATATGAATTATTCCAAGCTCAAAATCCTCTTCCTCTGTCCAAATTGAAAATTGAGCATCTACGGTGTGAGATAACCCCATAGATTCACTTGTCATATCAAGATCAGGGTTAGGGGTAGAAAAAGCACTTCTGTTTGCTTGTGTTGCTGATATTACAGGACATTGGAACTGATAAGACAATGCTCTAACACATTCAGTAATCTCTTTAATACCCTCGTATGAATTTAAACCGTTAGTATTTGGTGCTAATAGATTCAAATAATCTAAAACTATAGCATCTGGTTTTATTCCAGACCTAGTAAGTTTTTCCAAATAATTTTTCAAATTTAAAGCAGAAACTGTTTTAGGTGGAAATTCTTTAATTATAAGTTTTGCGTTTTTATTTTTTACTTTATATTGATTCAGTGACTTTTTAAGAGGATCGGTATTTAATGATAAATCTTTAAAAGGTATTTTAGACAATTGCGAACTAATTCTTTTTGCATATATCTGCTCTGGCATTTCTAGTGAAATTAGAACAACTGTTTTATCTTGACTCAATAGATTAGTTGCTATGTTACCCAAAAAAATAGATTTTCCAACGTTTGTAACACCAAAAAATACATACAATGCTCGTCCTTCGGCCATGAAACCACCGCCGATGCGTTCATCCAACCAATTCCATCCGGTTGGGATGACATTAAATACTTTTTGTAAATCTTCACAATGTTGATCAATTGATTCTAGATAATCAAACCCAATATTATCAATCAAAGAAATTCCACATGCTGCTTCAAATTCTTTTAAAATTTTAGATGGTTCGATATTTCCAGATTGAATGTCTATCGATGTCTTAAGAACACTACTAAGAACTGCCTTTTCTTTAATAAAACGCTCTGTGTTTTTTAAAAGTAAATCTTTATCATATTTTTTATCAATATCTTTAAATGATAAAATAGTTTGTTTTAACGCATCTCTTTTTTCTTGATCTACTAAATGAGTTTTAAGTTCTGTAATGTTTGGAATAGTTTTATGCTCTGCATAAAATTCTAACAAAGATTCAAAAACACATTTTATGTTCTTATCCTTAAAATAAGAAGGTTTTGCATAATGAATTACTGTTTCAAGGTATACTTGGTCGAATAATGCATTATAAATTATTACTCTTTCGAATAATTCGAAATCCAATGGTAAATTTTTCATTCAAATAAAAATTAATCTTGGGATAGTGTACCATTCTCATTTTTAAATGACAATTCTTGTTTTAGTTTTTCTTCAAGTAAAGGTAAAATTTTTGACCAAATGGCATCATCGTCTTTAAATTCTTTAAAGAATCCCAACATCTCACCATTTAGTGTATAACGATGCCCTTGTTTTTCTAGAACACCATATCCTTCGGCCATTTCCAGTAAGCCAGAATACTTATTTAATCCTGTTTTAAAATTTAAATAAAGTTCTGTCTCCAAAAACGGTACTACAAATCTATTTTTGGTAGTAAAAACTCTCAATGTTAGACCGTTGATATCTTTTGCTAGTGATGTTGTAGTCTCGTTCGAGTCTTTATTCTTGCTATCACTTGCTCTCTCGATCTTCTTTGCCATCTGAACTATTACAGATGCCATATACAATGGCCCAGATCCTCCTGCTTGCTTCTTAATTGCAGTTGGGTGTAGTTGTGATGGGTCATCATATATATGATTGGTAAAAACGACAGGACAATTAGCCTTAGCTGCTGAGTGCGTGATAGCTCTCATCATGCTTTTGAGTGCCTTTGCTCTGTTTCCCATATCTGGTGTATCACTACCCTCATCAATCTTCTTTTTTTCTTGTGTTGTTATCAAATTTCCCAACGAATCAATAACAATAAGAACTTTTCCTTGTAACTTTTTCTCAACAATACTATCTAAAAATTTTACAATTTGATTTCTACATTGTTCTGTAATTTCAGTAGGAGCATGTTTAATTTTTGATGGATCACATCCTAATCTTTTAGCAGTATCTTCATCTAATGCACCTTCTGTATCAAAATATGCTACATGCATACCTTTTTTTTGTGCATTTGCCATTATTTTATTTGCAATTAATGTTTTTCCGCAAGATTCTGGTCCAATAAAACCAGAAAGTCTACCCATTGGAATTCCCCCATATAAAGACCCTGAAATAATAGCATTTAATGCCATTGAACCTGTATCGACCCACTCTCTGACTGATGATAGACTATTTTCATCCAAATATGTTGCCTCTGGATTTAGATCATCTAAAATTTTAAATGCATCTTCGATTGTTCCAACATTACTACCTTCAACTTCCGAGTTTTCTTTTTTAGTTTTTGCCATATATTTTATATAATAACGAAAAACCCCGAAAAGTCAAAAACTTTTCGGGGTTTTTCTGACCTATGACATTCTATTCATCAAAAAGATTGACTACTTTTTCTTTGCTT